TAGCCCCCATGAGCCGTGGCGATCACCACGTAGTGACACTTGCACATGCTCAGTCAGGCCGATTTTATTTGTAAACATTTGGACGAGTGTCCGGTCATCGTCAGAGACGTATTCAATCACAGTGTCAAGCTGTGGAGGGTTGCGCCACAGTCTCATCCCTAATGACCAAACCATATGAGTGAGCCAGCCACAGATGAACGCTTGGAAGAACTGCAGGTCGGTCATTGGAGTGCCTCGCGTCCTGCAGCTGTGATTTGACAGACCATCATTTGGCAACCTGCGCTCGATGGTCGAGTCGTGTTGGTGTCGATGATGAGACCGAGTGCTCGTAGTTCTGAGCATCGTTTCCAGTAGCCACACTTTGGCTTGTTGACGAGTCCAGACGCTATGCCTGCTTCCTCGTCGGTCAGTGGCTTGTGTTGGTATTGAGCGAGTAGCAACATCGCCTGTGAGGTTCTGCGTGGCTTGACAGCCTTTGCACCCTCTCGGCTTGTGACTGGGTCGCTAAGTCTGAACAGTGGCAGATCATAAAACATTGTGTCTCCTTTTTTCCCTTGCTTGGAATGTTTACAAGTTAGTAAACAATTAGCGAGTGGTGGTGGATGGGAGTCGGAGAACTTACCCCATCCACCTAGCAAAGCACCGAAAGGCAAGAAGGTGCTATGCGTCTTTGACAGGCTTAGTGGCTCTGAATCGTTTTTCCCATTCATTAGGTGTCATGGCTTTATCGACTTCCAGATGTAGCCAATTTCCACCGGGGCCACCGTTGTCCTTGGCGTTCCAGACTTTCAAACCTTTCAGGCCTTCACCACGACTGCACCTGTACCCGACACCGTGTGTCGTGCCGGGCTTGTTGTACCAATGAAGCTCGCAGATACCTAGGTAGGCAGACAGCTGCACTTTTTTGCCATCTACCTCAGCTGTGCCTAGCAAGTAGTTGAAGATTTCCTCTGCTTGCTTTTGGGAGGTAAACGAAAGGTCGAGGGCATAGCCACTGGCGTGGACAGAGAGGTTGTCTGACCCTCGCATCTGACGGTTCACGTATGTGCCGATGTTCTTTGTTCCTTTGTAGCGACGCTGCATTAGATCAGCCACGCGCAGGATTAGTTCTGAGGCTTTCTTGCCATCCCACGAGGGATAGTACGGATACGGTCTAGGCACGACCGAAAGCCTTGTCTGCTGGGTTGAAGTAACGCATCGCTGTTGGAATGGCTGCAGCCCATACTGCGTTAAGCGTCGCTGTGGGGCTTTGTGTGGCTGTGTAGGTAGCGACAGCACTGGCGAGCAGTGACCGTCCGTAGGAGGCTAGGAGAGCCTTCTGTGAGGGTGTGAGGTCGAGGGTCATTCTGTGTCCTTTGGTGGTTGCTTGGTTGGTGCTTTGAGACCATTTGAAGCGAGCAACGATGAGAGCGCCCCTGAGAGAAAGAGCATCATTGGACTTAGGAGCGCCCAGGCAGATTTATCATTCTCACTGACTTCGAGAGGCTGTACAACAAATAGCAAACCGTAAAGAAGAGCACCTGTCGAAGCCACAAAAGTGACTGACAATGTGATGCCTACGATCAGTATAAGTCGGGCTTTGATTTCGTCGTTTGAGTAACGCCTTCTAGCCACAACGACCACCACCAACTTGCACCGTCGTCACAGCTCCCGGTGCTTTGTTTTTGACGCGTTCACAGTTCACTCGTGTCCGGTCTGAACAACCACTGAAGGTGACTGCAAACAAACTAAGCAGGGCTAGGCGCTTCATTATGCTGGCCCAATGTCCTCAACCATAATAAATGCTTTTGTAGTTGAGTTACGCCCTAATGTTGTTGTGCCTGTTGCTGCTTGTTGCGTAGCGCAAACAGTTGTTGCGCCTGCTGCAAAAGTTGTAACAACCTGAACCATTTGGCCTTCTTGCACTGCGCTACTTGTCCCGACATAGCCGAATTGTTGCACTGCGCCTGAGATGTTTGTCAATCTGATTCGAGTTTCTGACTCGGAAGTGGCAGCACTCGATAGTTGTTTTGGTTCGTAATAGGTCACCTTGTAATACCTGTTTGCAACAGCCGTAAAACTTGTTGAGGTAATCATGACTTTTTCAGCCGTTGTGAACGTGTCGCTGCTTGTGCTTTCGGTGTAAGCAACAATGCCACGAGGCCACTGATTAGCCTGTTGAGCTGTGAGAATCTGACCACTGGTGAAGTCTGTGTTTGGTGAAATTGCCATGAGTGTCTCCTTTAGAAACTGAGCAGGTTAGTTGTACTAAGCGTTCCGAAGATTGCGTCGTTGAGGGTGAAGTAGGCGTTGCCGTCGGTTGATTCGAACGTGTAAGAAACGATGTGTGATCCGGGTGTAATGTTATGGGAGATGCCAGTGACAATCAAGGTTTGTGTGTTTGACGTTGGTGTGCCGGTGACAAAGTATTTTTTGACTGTGCAAACATCTGTTAGGTCAAGGTTGAGACATTGGTTTTGTTCTGTGTCTGATAGAGGCAAAAGTTGCGTTGTGAGTCCTGTGAATCTGAGCACTGGATTTTTGAAACGTCCTAGAAGGTAGTTGCCAAGTGCAGCAACCTCTGTTGTGGTCGAGTTCAGAAGGTTGGTGACGCTGTATGTTTGCGCTTGATACTGAGCAATGCTTGTTGCGTCCTCAGCAATCTGAGCGACTCCTGCTGGAGATTGGGTGACAATGTAGTTGTAGAGCAGCTCATCACCGAACTGTGTTTGCAAAGTCTGAAAAGGGATACCGACTGAATCTACGTCGAAGGCTGCTTCGATTGTCGGGTTGAGCACGGCTGATCGCCCTTTGAAGGTCAGTGCTCCATCGGCAGACATAAAGAGAAAGCCTTGCTCTGATGTGCTGATTGTTTGCAGATAGTTGAGCACGTTTGTTTCTGCTGGAACGGTAAACGCTGCATCTGCAGCTGTGCCTCCGAGAGTTGATGATCCAGTTGCGATTGACCTTGACCCTTGGTAGTTAACTTCTGAATAGTCAAGGACAGTGTTCACGCGAGTTGAGGACAGTTCTTGCACTGTGGTGTGTTCGTTCATTGTCATGGATGACAGGGTTGTGAAGTTGTCTGCACAACTGACATAGGCCATGTCGTTATTGGCTAGGTCGTAGTCAATGTTCCAGTCGGTAATGATTCCTGAATAGATTGCGATGCCATTTGCAAACACCTCAATCGGCAATCTGGGAGTGATTCCTGTGGTGTTGCCTGATGTGTTGTAGTACGGCGAGGCAGTGTTGAGGGGATCAAAAATGCGTGTCCTGTTGTAGAGGGCAATGGTGGCTGTGCCAGCGTTGAATTCTTGCAGTTGGCGAGACCGTCCACGAGTGATGTTGATTGACTGGACATACTCGGTGACATCAGCAAACGCAATGCCTCCCAAAGTGCTTGTGTTCAATACTCCATAGACAGCGTCGTTTAACTGAAACGGCGTACCGAAGTTAGTTGTCGTTTGAAAGCCAATCTGGACTTGAATGACAGGCAAAGTCATGGTCAGCTGACACTCACAAAGACTTGACCAGAAAGACGCTCTGCTTGTTTGATGGCTTCAATAATGTCTCGACCTACTTGACCGGGGTTCGAGACGAGGCCTGCGTTGACGCTAATCGTGATGTTGTTGACCGTGCCTTGATTAGCGTTAGCCCCGGCGACATTGCCCCCAAAGAAAGCGTTAGCTGTGGTCATGCCAAGTGCAGCTCCTGATGTGGAGAGTTCTGCAAGGCTCTGCTGGAAGGTCTCAAAGGTGAGTCCACCTGTGCCTCCAGCAATCATTTCGCTAGTGACTTGTGCTCCTGCGATTGGGCCAAGGTTGATCAGTTGTGCAAGACCTTCTCTGGTCAGTCCGACGCTGGTCAAAAGCTCTAGGTTGGCTGCAAACTTTTTAGCCGATGACAGTTGCTCAGCGAAGATTGTGCCGTAGGACTTCTTCTTGCTTGCAGCGTCGGTGACGTTGGCTTCAGCAACGGCAACATCGTTTAGAGCGTCGGCATACGCTTCTGCGTCTCCTGTGGCCTGTGCAATGCTCAAACGGTCGTAAGCCTTCTTACGGTCAGCCAAGGCTGTTGCGTAGTCGCTCTCGGCTTCTGAGGCTGTTCTGACGGCATCTGAAAGGGACACAAAGCCCATGACCGTCTCTTGCTGTGACTTGGCAAAGGAGTCGAACTGGTCTTGAGCGTCGGCTGCTGCTCTTTTTGCGCTGTCAAGAGCTGTCTTGACTCGATCACGAAGTGTGTTGGCGTAGTCCTTTGCCTTTTTCTCAGCTTCGCTTTGCGCTCTGGTCAGTGCTTGCAGTTCAGCCTTGGTCGGTTTCAAACCGTTCTCGTAGGCAGACATCATCTGACCTTCAAAGGCACGGAACTGACGCGACAGGTTGCGAGTCTCGGTGACTGCTCCACTGGCTGTGTCTGCGTAACCCTTTACTGCAGCGTTCAGGAATCCAATCTGCTGAGTGGCTGGCAAGATGCGTGTGACGAGTTGAAAGATTCTGTTAGACCATCCAGCAGTCTTGCCCTCTGCACCGATTGTGGCCTCAGCAATCTTGGAGGCTGCAGTGGCGTAGTCACCTAAGACCGGGGCAAGTTTGCCACCGACAGTTTCATAAAGTTCATCAACTGCAATTTGTAGTTTCTTGAATCCACCCTCAGCCGAGTTCGCTGCAGCATCAGCTGCACCTTGGAACGTATAGCCAAGCTCGCGCGTGATCGCGTCAAAGTCTTTTGTCTTGACAGCGTTCGCATCGAGCGACACACCAAGACGAGTCAGTGCGCCAACATTGCCACCCTGCGCCTTGGCAAGAGCGAGCGAAACTGTTTGCAAGTCTTTGCCTGTACCGGCAGAGATGTCGAGCGCAAGGTTCATCAGGCTCTGAGCCTTGGTGACATCGCCAGTTGCCCTCACGAGTGTGGCTAACGATGGACGAAGTTCTCCGTCCGACACTGCCTTCTGGAACTGCATCTTGCTGATGGTGTCCTCGATAGCTGCAACCTGTTCATTGGATGCGCCAGTCGAGTTCTGGACTGCGAGAGCAAGTTGTTTCTGCTGTGCCTCATCCTCAGCAAAAGCCTTGACAGCCTTTCCGATCTGTTGCGCCACGGCAGCTGCAGATACGCCCATACCGAGCTGTGTTTTCATCAGACCCTTGAGCGACAGGTCTGCTTTCTTTGCGCCTTTGTCGTCATACGTGGTGACAAAAGGGAGAACGATGTTAGCCATTACGAAGCCACCTTGCGATTGTTGAACTCAAGAATAACGGAGTTCATGATTGCTGTGGCTTTATCCCTGAGCATTGGCAACGATGATTCTGCACCGGGCCACATGTAACGCGATGCACCCTTTTTGCCTTTGCGCTCACCGTCTTTGTGTGGCTGGTCTTGGTTGTCAAGGTTCTGCACAAACGCCGAGTCGGATGGGCCTGAGCCTGCGTTGTCGTAGATAGCCCCTGCAGGGTTGGCTTGATAGATGCTCATGATGGCGTACTGCTTGCGACCCATGCGTGACTTGCGTGTGCCACCACCGAACTTGACTCGGATGCCACGCAGGATGGCTTCCTTGCGCCACTGTGTCTTTCCACCACGACCCTTGATGAGTTCGCCCTTCTCAATGTTTGAGTCGCCACTGTTGTTGAATGGCGTGAGGTCAGGGTCTAGCCACAAGGCATAGTCTTTGATTGTTTTGATGGTTGGCGCAGCTGCGCGTCGCATGTCTTTCTGCATCTGTTTGATTAGATCAGGCTCAACCTTTTTGATGGCTTTGATGGCTGCAGCTAGGTCTCTGTTTGGGTTGATGACTTTTGCTTGCGCCATGTCTATTTCTGCCTGTCTTGGATTGCTTGGCTAAGGGTTG